CAGGTAACAGATATTGTGTCCCGAGACCCGAGAATAGAAAAGATACTTAACATCATTATCGAAGAATCGCAAGATACTCCGAGCGGCGATGGATTCAATGTGCTTCTTGATCTCGATATAATCAATGTAACGTTGGATGAACCTTTAATTATACAAATATGACAGCAATAGACCCACGTTCTGTAAATGAAGTTTATGAATCGGTAAAAGAAAATTTACAAAATAAGATTCCGAAACTCACGAATTTCATTGAAACGTCGTTTAATTATGTGTTTGTAAACGCATATGCAGAATCACAACACGAGGCAGAAGTTGCAGCTACAGCAGCGCAACTTTCTGGCTGGGTTGATTATGTAGGTAAGACTATCACTCCTGACGATGTCGATGACCTCGGTATCGATGGAGCAACAGCCGATGAATTGAATGCGTTTATCGATGAGACAGATCTTGACGAATTTGCTAAGGTGTTCGGCGTGGCTCGTGACAGTGCTGTTGCGTCTACAGGAACAGTCACATTCACAACGAACACCGGTATTACAATCCCACAAGGAACGTCTGTTGGTACTCAACCGGATTCTGATGGAGATTTTATCGAGTATGAAACCGTTGAAGCTGTAAGTATAGAATCTTCTGGAACCGTGGATGCACAGATACAAGCTACTATCACGGGATCAAGTGGTAATGTTGGTAGCGGGACACTTACATATTTACCTGCACCACCAACTGGTGTTGATTCTGTTGTAAATAATAATCCGACAACGGGCGGAGCGGATGAACAGACGACAGCAAGTCTTCGAGATGAAGTTAAAAACGCTGTGGTTTCATCATCCCAAGGAGGAACGACAAGCGGTGTTGAAACATTCATTTTGAATAATACAGACGCATCATCTGTGAGCGTGCAAGAATTTTTCCAAGGAGATGCTGAACACGGTTCATATCCACACGCAGATGTTATCGTGTACGGAGACACCGATCAAGTAATCCAAGATGCTATTGACACGAGTCACCCGAGCGGTGTCGAGCATATTCTTGTTCGGCCCGGTATTGTAGAATTTAATGTCGAGGTTGACGCAGAAGGAAGTAATATAAACACATCTGTCATAGAAAACGAAATCGAAGAATATCTTGATGAACTTGATCTCGGCCAAGAAGTATACCGAGATAAGATCATACAGGTCGCATTGAATGCAGATCCCGACATCGATAATCTCGATAGAGTCGTCATTGAGATATTGGATGAAGAACATGAGTTCACAGGAGAACGTATTGATGATTTTGAAGATGAAGATATAACTGTCAGCGATTCAGACTGGACCGGTTGGAGCGGGGATACCTCGAACTTTTCTGCACAAAACGGTGTCGTTATAGACCAAAATTATTCAGGGCAGCTTTCATCGTCAAACGAAGCGGTTTCTATTGCAGCAACGCGATCATCAGAAAACACATCAGATGGTCTATCGTTTGGAATACACATAGACGATCAAACTGCGAATACGAATGATTTCACTCGGGTGTTATTGTTTGATGGATCTACCCGTCTTGGATATATTGTATTTGACGGGGACGGTGATGCATTCTGGTTCGATGGATCTGATGTCTCACTGGGAACGTGGCAACCGGATACAGATTATTCGATTTCACTTGTAATCGATTATGACGTATCACCTAACACTGCGACGATCTTTTTTGATGGATCGTCTACTGAGGTAAACCTGGAAAACGATGTTTCAGGGATTGACACATTTCAGCTAAGTGTAGATACAACTGCATCTGGATCAAGTGTAAACGCATACATAGACACAATACAGCTGTATGACACGGTGTATCAGTTAGACAAGGAGCTTGAACCGGTTGACAGTCCAGCCGATACGGGCGTCGTGTCTCTTACAGGAACATTGCTCGGATCGTCTGGGCACACGTTTGTGGAAGACACTGATTTCCAAGAATATAATAGTGCATCTGAAGATACAACAGTTCCTCAAGATTCCGTGAATTGGGGTATCGGTGGAAATATACCAGATGTTGGAACAACATTCAGTGTTACGTATTACGTTGAAGAAGACATTGACATACAACCAGATGAGGTTGCTCAACTTAACACTGTGACAGCAAGCATTGTCTAATGTTTTCACTAACAGATATTATCGAACGATTTCCTGCGATAACACCAAGAGAACCATCGAGCGTTATATTCAGATTTGTCAGCGCGTTTCAAGATGAACAAACAACGTATGCAGAAAATCTGCAAGATATAAAAGAAAGCAATTACATAGATACTGCAAAAACCGGCACCAGATCTGTTGGACAAGTTGAATTTTCGATACCACAGGACGCAACAGCAACGATCCCTAAAGGAACACGCCTGCAATCCAGCGATGGATTTATATTTTTGACGACAGAGGACGTTTCTGTTGACCCGATTGCTGGAGAGTTTTGGCAGAATGACTGGGGTGAGATGGAGTGGGCAGCAGAAACTCAATCTACACTCATAACTGTTACAGCAGATATTATTGCAGAAGAAACTGGTACTGCATACAATGTCCCAGCGGATGACATCACAACGCTGTTGGACCCGATACCCGGTGTACAGAATGTGACGAATCCTGTTGCCACAAGAAATGGTGCGATCACAGACCTCGATGAGATCGGTAAGATGTTTGGCGACATTGGACGCCGACTCAATCGAACTGATCGAGCATATCGACAGTATCTGCAATCACTGGTCAATGTATTTCAATTCAGAGGAACTGTTCCGGGGGTGATAGCCGCTGTGTCAACTGTTGTCGGAGCAGCAGATCCTGAAACTGGTGTTTCAGAGGAGGATATAGAAGTGTATGAGCACTGTAATGACGATCCCCCGAACCCCGAACAATATCTTGAGTACACAATAAATATCTACGATTGGATACCTCATCAACAACAAACAGTTGAAGATCTAGCACAATTATCCGATGCGTCAATGTCGCGTTTACGGAAGGTGTCATACAAAACGCCTGAAGATGAGGTGGGCATACAAGAAACAATCGGCGTTGGTGAGGCCATAATAACAGAAAATACGGTTGATAACGCCGACATAATTTCAATTAATTCTAACACAACATCATTATCTGATGTAGTTGACGCGTCTGTGAATATCACAGTAACTGATCGAGCGATCAATACAGCAAATTGGGGTGAATCTGGGATCGACTGGAGTTTCTTCGAATGGGTAGAATCGTAATTACCGAAAGACTTAAATAGTATAAAATACAAAATATCAACATCTTTATCAAGCGAATATCATGAACAATACACACACGGCAAATGCAATCGGTATCGAGGGAGTGATCGATACACGCATGCACGATGCGGATAGTCTCCGCGAACAGTTCCCACTGTGGGATGAATACACAAAAGAAGAGAAGCTAATTGCATCGCGCACGGTTGCACCCGTGTATAGCGATAGATCATACAATGTCACAACACAAGGTCTTCACCGATATATTGTCGACAATCTTGACCCAGACAACACGTCTGCTGAAGCAAATGTCACAGCCGCGTGGATGGCAATCGGAGATGACGGAACGTCTGGTACCGCAGTTACAAATACAGATCTCAACAATAGAGTATACGCAGAGCAAGTGACAGACCACGCTGATAATGGAAGTTCACTGCTTGCGTCAACATTCGTTGATTCAAATGAAGCAAATGGGTTCAACATCGATGAGATTGGATTATTTACCGGCGATCCGGCGAATCTCGCAAACGCAGATGTATTCATGTTGAACCACAGCGCATTTTCACAGGTGACAAAAGACGGGTCGAAGACCGTTACATTTGATGTAACATTAACGTTTAGCGACGTGTAGTAACACATGACAGAGAAAGCAACCCCATCAATCAACCGCCCCGCGACAGCATTTGAGACAGCTGGTGCTATCGCATATGGGGGCGGTAGATCAGGGTATGTCGTGTCTGGCTCCTCCCCGACACAGATGTCGGTACAAGACTCTTCTATCAGTGACACATCGCTCAATGCATTTGAAGAAACATCAAGCGGCAGCTCGTTTGATGTTACAATCGATGCTGGAGAAGCGTTCGTATTTGGCTCGTGGGTCGCAAAGGACACAGCAACAACCGTGTCGCTTGCGTCGAGCACCACAAACCAAGTTGTGTACGTTGGTTGGAATAAGAACGGGACCGATGACGTTATTGTTGGATTGGAAGCGGCGTTCAGTCTTGCCAGCGGAGACGCTGATCAAAAGATCCCGCTTTGGGAGTTTGATACGGATGCATCTGGTGTGACTAACGTAACCGATCAACGTCAATTTGATCAGATCAACGCTGCGTCTATCGAACAGGGTCCAGGATCCACGCTAGATGCCGACACGGTAGATGGGAAAGATGCATCAGAACTCGTCTCATCAGTATCTGATGATGGGTCAGTTGTTGTTTCGTCTGCAACCGATACGAATTTCGGTGCGAATATCAATG